GTGACCATACTTCTCGTTCCTCCCAAAGAGGTGAACCATTATAGTAAGTACGAAATTCAAGCTTATGTTCACCAACAAATTCTCCAACAATACCATACCGTTTAAGTAATACATAACCAGATAATAGGTTTTCACCTTTTAATTGACTGGTTTTAAATCCAAAGGTATAGGTTTGTCCACCATCATTATATCGTTCACTATTTGGTATATATAGTTTACCATTGGTAGTTGATAAGGCGCTTTGACTAGTTCCGTTAATAAATAAACCAATCCATAACGACCATCTATTGCCTGATTTATAATCCCAAAGTAGTGCGGTACCATTAGTAGTAAACCATACTACTTCCTGTTTTTGTGAATTAAGCATCACACCGGTAGGAGTTAAATCTTTAGCTAACGGCCTAACCATATCAGATATATTTATAACTGATGCTGATCCTGTTAATAGATAAGGACCACCTTCATTCCAATACACTAATCCTGCATCAGTAAGCATAGTACCAAAATGAGTAGTAGCACCTTTTTTAGTAGCAAATTTAATTGGTGAGAAATTACCCCTACCAAAATTATCAGGACCATTTGTATCGAGTAGGAAAACTTTTTCCTTTTCAAATACAGCTAATGTATCATTAATTCCTGCAATGGATGTAATTGGGTTTTGTTCTGAATCAATAACAACACTTCCTGTAAGTGCACTAAATCCTGCTCCAAAATTAGTTATTTTAATTTTAGAGAAGACTAATTTACCTGCGGGAACTTGACCGCCAGAACACCACAATCTATCGTTATATGCAATTATTGTGGTGCAACCAATTGGTCCATTTTCTAATAACTCAGATAATCCGCCAATTTGTGGTTGATAAGGATCTCCAACATTCAATGCAATTGTTGCATCTGAAAGAGTAGTTATGAAGGTACCACCAGCTCCTGAATTAGCTATAGTTCCCTCAAAGAAATAAGTGGTACCACCCGCAAGAGTTCTGTATACTTCAATAGTAGCATCTGTAGCAGTACAACTTTGCACAAATGTAATATCCCAAGATATTTTTTGTCCACCAGCAGCGGTAACAGCAGCACTAGTTAGGGCAGGGGATATAAAACGCTCACCTCTATTGTTATATCGAACAACATAGGCTCTTATTCTATAATCACCAGCCGATAAACCTCCACCAGCCGATGCAACACCAAAATTAGTAATTGGATAATCTTGAAATCCAGCATCAGAAACAGTGGTACCGTCAAAATTCTGAACTGCGGAACCAGATAAGTATATTGAACTGCCGTACTGAGTATTAGTTATCTGAGGTAAAAAATCAATAGTAGAATATAATAAATGATTAGCATTTGTAGCAGTATTAGCTATTGAACGAACCCACAAGAACTTGTTAGAATTAAGAGGATCTCTACAAACTCCTCCAAGATTTTTAGTTCTCGTAATTTGTATAGCTGTACCTCGTTCTGAATAGCCACACACTATGGGCTTATATACTCCAGATACTAAGAAATAAACTGGAGAATTACCTGAAACTAACCATATAAATGTTTCATTACCAACACGAAATGCTCTTGATATTGGTTGACAAAAATACTTAAATGTATTTAGAGCATCAACAGATGTAGTTGTACCATCCGATGCAAACGATGATATTCTAGTACCAGGCTCTAATGAACCAACATTAGCATAAGCTATATACACAACCCAAGAATATATACCGTTATTATTAGGTACACCTTTACTAACAATACTTAATCCAGTTTGTGTAACTGCATTTTCTGAAGTAAATGTAACCTGTGTATGACCAGTTTTGGTTGTGAGTGCAGGAGAAAATTCTCTAGCAAATGTACCAGTAACAGCGCCCCATGCAATTCCAACTTCTCCTGCAGGATTAAGTGATATAGCTACATTACCATCTGGAGTTGTTCCACCAACATTAATAGTTGTATCAGATATAAAGGGTGAATTCTGAACAAATGTACCAATATAGTAGCGCGCTTTAAGTGTGGGTCCTGTTCTATAAAGTAAATAATACCCACCATTAAATGATGCTGTTTCTATATCATAAGAAGCAACAGAAGTTACAACATTACTTTGTGCAGTCCACGATATGCCTGCATACGATGCAGTGTAAAGTATTGCAGTCGTACTATCGTACCAATAAGCAACAAATTTTCCAGACGAAAAAACAACTCTTGGATCTCTATTATTGGTGGTTGCACTATTTAATTTAGTAAACAGTACCAGCTGATTTGTATCTCTATTAATAATTTGTGCGTAGGTACTACCAGAGCTTGTATAAACTAAACAATATTGTGTTTCAGTTACACAAATATCGTGCACATTTTGTTCGGTAGATACTGCAGTAGCCTTAAGTGGTGGATTAATATCAACAACACTAGGTAAATAACAAGGAATGCCGTACGGTAAATCTGAGGTACCAGCTGTTGGAAGGGCTGCATTATGATTATACCAATAAGTAGATCCGCCTAAGCAACGTTGTGATCCGTCCTTAGTATGAATCAATAATCTATCACCAGTCCAACTAATATCATTCCCATCATAAGTAAATGTTGCAAGATTTTGAGAACTGATTGGATGATGTTGAGCAATTAAACTATTACTAACAACAGTATTACCAAAACCATACACCCAATTACCAACACTAATTTGCCCGTTAGGAAATGAAGAACTATCTCTAAGTATATCTACATCATAGCCAGTTCTGCGTTCAATACTAGTACTATCTGTAAATCTAGCATTTATTAGAGAAGTAAGTGCTTGAGTATCATCATTAGTTCGTAAATCAAGACCTTTTTTACCTATATCTATAGGTACAACTTGTGTAATTTGACCATCATAATCTGAATTGGAACTCTTTTGCATTTATGCAGTCCAAGTATAACTTAATCCGCCAATTTGTTCACCAGTACCAAATCCAGATGCGCCATCTCCAGTTACCTCAATATACCATCGTTCTCTAACTGCAACTGCTGTAGGAGAACCAATAGATATAGTAACATCATATGTTCCTGCTCCAGTTGGTGTACTAGAGGTTTGTATAGTGGTTATAGCTCCGGTTAAACTATTTCTTTTCTTTAAAGCTACAGTAATTGTAGTAACACCAGTTGGTTTAACAACTCTAGCAAGTACTGTCGTAATTTTATCACCTACAGCTACGTCCAGTGGTTCAGAGTGCCACATCCATACAGCAGCAGTTGAAGTTATAAGATCAAACGTATTTATATTAGCTGTAGTAACACCAGGTCCAAGTGTAAATGGTACTTCTTTAGTAAATGAACCGTGATTAGGCCCAATATAACCGCCATTAAGTGTAACTAATCCATTAAATGTAGTTGCAGCTGTAATAGCAACAGTACTACCATCCACAATTGCAGTTGCAGCAGAATCATATGCAACTAAACCAACACCAGATGTAGGTAACGATTTAAAGTTAACAACTTTATTAGCTACAAGAGATGCGTCGACACCTAATGTAACTGTTGCCGATGTACCTTCAAGAATAACTTTTCTAACATCAACATCGACTATAGTTGACCCACCAGCACCAAAAAATATATACTTAGATCCTGCACTATTGTATGATAAAAGTGCAGATACAGCTATATAGTCACCACCAATACCACCATTAACTGCTACGTTTAATTGTCCACCATTAGTAATTTGAATGGTACCGGTACTATCTACAACAAACCATTCACCATTGTTATAGTAAATAGCTCCTGGAATAGTACCTCCCGGAGTACCACCACCAAATGTAATATAGCCAACATTGGTGGCAGCATTTCCATTGAAGGGCAGGGCAGTATTAATGTTTATTTCACTAGGAAGAACGGGAGCAGCTAAATCAGCATCAATTGCTGTTAGCGCCTGAGCGGTTTTAGTAACAACTTGAGTTTGTGTATCTGAGAGACTAGGTATGGGAAGATTTAATTCAATGCCAGGCATTTAGAACACCCAAAGAAAATAGGTACCAGCAACGGTAGCTCTAAGGTTAAGTACTGTTTTATCTGTTTCAGTTGCAGCAATAGGAGTTTCAATTAATCCCGCTCCTGTATGTCCCCTATAAATAAAAAACCCGGTCGGAGTAGATCCAAGACCGGTAACCACTCTCTTAACAACACTACCAGCAACATCGGCAGCAGAGAATGTAATACTTACCTCAATACCTGAAAGTATCTTTATATCTTTCATTGAGGAAAGGAATGTACGTATTTCTTTCAAATAAAGACCTGTAGGACCATCTATAGTCCTAGTCTTTGGAAGTGCGGGCAGTGTCATTACGGATAATACCAAGCAGCAGGAGTATATGGCCACGTTAAACTATTAGCAAATAATTTCTGTTTAGCGTATGGTCGAATAATTCTAACCTTTGGTCCATCTCCCTGAATATTACTAAATGAATCCATTTTAATACTAGCTTCTGCGTCGATTATTAATCGTTCAATAGCCTGAGATGATGCACCTTCGCTAGCTAGTGCTTTTCTAGCTAATCTAAGAGCTACATAGTCTTCATATCCTTCAGGCAGAATAACAAATTTATCAAGAGCATCCAACTCAGGAAATCTAATATATTTTACCTGATAACCACTTGCTGTATCGGGAGGATGAAGAGTAACAGTAAATGTAGGATTTCCACCACCATCAGGAAATACATCAGTTGCACCAGTCCATGTAACAGCGGTATTATTTGGTACAGTAATAGCATCGTCCCAGTACGGCTGTCGACCATACTCAGACATTGCTGGTGAAATTAATCTAACTTGATTTCCTATAACTTGCGCCACTCCCATTATAGCGAGTGGAGTAGCTGGAAATGTAAAACTAGGACCAGTAAAAATACCCGTAATTGGTAAAAAAGATAGTACTGATTCTCTAACCCACTTCCTGTATATATTAGCAAATTCAGATTTAGCTAAGGATAACCAATCAGCTGGTTCTTTCCAGCCGTCAGTTGCCTTGTGATTATCGTCCACATATATTCGTGCACGATCAACAATATTTTGTATGGTGTAAGCCATTAGTCGATGCTCTTGGAGTCCAACCAAGTTATATTAGGAAAAGCACCGAGTATTTAGTTGTTAAGCAGGATCTTGCCCCGCATCACTAATAGTACCAGTAAATTCAATTACGACCCTATCGTTGGCTGCAGGGTCAGCAACAGCCGGCTGCACATAAGAAGCACCAACAGGTAACTGTAAAAGTTGAATTTGGAAAGAGCGAGTTGAGGCATTCCAGGAATCCTTAACAATCCAACCCTGTAAGAATACTGTGGGAACACCAGCAGCATGCTCAACCTGCACCCAACCAGTTAATTCAATCTGTGGTGCAGGACATTTGGTTGAAAGAGTGATGGTAAATAATCCAGCAGAGTTTCTAACTATGGAACCACCTGGATTAGCGAAAACTCCCGACCGACCATCTCTAATTCTGTCGAAAGTTGTAGTATTAACAAATCGGAAAGACACACGATGCGTAATAACCTTGGCACCGTACTGTAACGTTGGCTGAAGAACAGGCATAAATAACTCCCTATTATGCAGTCAAGAAAGTACTATTACTAATTGGATTATTACACAGGAGCACAGTCCAAAGACGGAATCTCATCTCGATACCATCGCCGTTCAGGTTGTTACCAGTTGGCGAACCAGGAGCAAGACGAAGGAAAACATTACCATCGTCGTTAATGACGTGTGGCAGATTTCCAAGAGTGTAAAGAACCCAAGAAGTCCAGTCCAGAATATATCCACGACCGTCCCTCATCTGAGGAATCATAATCGCAGTAACGGGACCGTACGGAGTATTGACGACAAGGCCATCAACACCGAATCGCTGCATTGCCGTTGGGTCTCGAACAATCTGACCCTGAGGCTCTAACGACAGAGTAAGCCAATCATTAGTGGAAAGGCAAACACAGTAATTAGCTGCAGCTCTATTAACAAATCGACCCATCTTCGAGAATGCTCTCTGAATGGTTTCATTAATAGAACCCTCGAACGGGAATCGCCAGCCGGAAATGGCAGGATCACCAGAACGAGTCACACCATAAAGTGTATCAGCCGGGTCAGCAGCTGGAATGAACTGAGGAATACCTGGCATGTACTGCGCAACACCACCCGCAGTATCTTTAGTACCCTGAACAAATGCAAAATCGTTAGCAGCAACGTCACCACCAGCACCGCTAGTTCTCGTAAGAGTAACTTGACCAGTAACTGGATTGAGAGAAGTCACAACATAAATATCGACTCTATTAGCGCCAGCACCCGTTCTACTGGCGTTAAACACAACTGGCATACCGCGAAGGAAGTTGTACACATCCGACGCAACAGTCAGTGTAATAACACGAACAGCAGCAGAACCACCGAGCACACTGATTTGACCTAAATCACCAAAACCATCCTGCCAAACGTTACGCTCAATTGTATCGAGCATTCCATTAGCAACACCATCAGCCTCGGTGGATTTAAGGTCAATAATGGTACCAGTATCATTCTGCTTTAACAGTAACCCATCGAATGTTAATCGACCGTACTGCGCAAAAGGAGTACCAACGAGCCAACGGAAAGTCTGGCTAACGTTGTACACCGACATACCAGTAGTAAAATCAGTAGAACCAGAGTACGCATCTGCGACCCTAATGGTCTCGTAGAATGCGGAACCCATGGTGAGGCGCTTTGCATCGCGCCTGAGACGAGCAAGAGTAACGCGGTTTTTCTTATACTCCGCATCACGATTAGCTAAATTAAATCGCTGAACAAAATAGTCGCCAAGTGCGGCAACTGTAGCAGTAGCACCCATTAATACATAAACATCCTATTAGGAGAGATTTTCATATTTCTTTAACACTGCATTCTTGATTTTCTCGTGTAACTCTTCAGTCATTACACCAGATGAATCAGGTATGAGTGGTGGAACTTCAGCACCCGCAGTTCCTTGATTAGCCGATTTGAATTCTGGCTTAGTTTCAGTAATGGTGCTGGTCTGGTTTTCCCCCTTGGACTTATCATCCTTATTCTCGCTGGATGGGGGAGTGGGCTTAAATCCAAATACCTTTGCGTACGGAGCCATCTTTTGCTCAATAAGCTCAAAAGTCTTGGAAGGATCAGCAATTTTGCCCAAGGATTTAATTTCCGAATCCAGAATATTCGGATCTGCCTTAATTGCTGCTGCTAGTGTGGGATACTTACTTGCGTCCACGTTTTCTTTCTTCACGCTGGCAACCATCTCACGATGACTATCTTTCTCGACAATACCCTTAACAGTCTCGGCTAAAGACGTAACGAGTTGCTCGAGATGAGAGGTTGCGGCAATCTGCGGCCCCATCTGCACCATTGCAGCCAATTGTGGGGGACAATCTTTTCCCATTGCATTTGCCACGAAATGTCGTGATAAATGATCAATATCAAGTCCCTGCTCCCTAAAATAATTAATAGGATCAAGAGTAGCTCTGCGCGTATCAAACACAGTTCCAGTGGGTTTACGTTTACTTGAGAGCTCAGCTTCGAGAGCAGCGACACGTTCCAGTAATTTAGTTTCAGTATCAGACATAGTTATTAACTCACAGTATTAAATGTTAGCTTATTGTACAACTCCCTGAAGACCCTCATTAGGGTCAAATCCAGGGGCGGGCATCTGCTGTTGCATAGCCATAATTGCGGATTTTTGAGTATTAATTGCTTCAAGTATCCATTTTTCATGAAGTGCAATAGCTTCAGGATGAACACCAGTTTTAAATCGTTTTAATCTTTTTAAATTAGCAACAACTTCAGGAATACCCCAAGTAAAGTCCGTATACTCAGCAGGAGACTCATACTCACCAGCCTCCATCAATTCCATGTATCGCTTAATATCGTCCTTACCAGCCATTTCCTGTTCATCAATTCTCTCTAGATCAGGATTTCCAATCATAGCAACATCATCGTTAGGCTTTATTTTACCTTGCGCTTGCCATGCCGCGAGAGTTTCTCTACGTGCAGCCGGCGATTGAGAGGAGAGAGGAACAGCCTCAAGAGTCCAAGTGTACTGTTCCTTTTGAACTTCTTTAATATCGTTCCAAGATATCATCTCAGCAGACGATTTCTCTCCACCCATATAAGATACCTGGAATTTACTAGACTTACTACCAGCCCTACCTAATACATCTATAAACCTATGAGCAATTTGTAATCGAAACTGCTCATAACGGGTCCATAGTCGTAAGTGCCGCGCATCTTCCATATTTTTGAATTCTCGCACTCCAGCGGATGAATCCAGTCTAACTTGCTGGGGAAGATCGGCATTAGCAGACATCTCAGAGAGTCCAAAGTACGAGTAAGCCGCTGCTCTATTTCTTTCACGCTCTTGGTAGAGGTCATTGAGGTTTGTGGGCCATTGGAAAGGCTTAGGCTCTGTACCTGTGTATCCGAGTATACGTCCAAATTCATTATCCCATTGATTTATGTCGATGCCTGAATTAGCGTGTGCAATAATACGAGGACGAGAACAAATATCCTGTACATTCTTAATTGCATCATTCAACTCATTTTGAGTAACTTGATAAGGGATGCATTCTTCGACACCAGAAGATGAAAAGAATCCACTCCCGGGATCTGCCCAGTGAAGGAAAACAATTGGTATCCAATCTTCTTTCCAAGCTTCATCTGCAAGTATTTCATTACAACAAACTGCTGTGTGCCTACCACCTTTACCCTTAGCATCAGGTCTACGATAAGCCTCAACAAAAATTACCCAATCTGGAGCGACCTCTCTATATTCAACATAATTACGATCTTGTTCACCACCTTTAAAATCAGGATACATTGCTTCAACAGCAACCCTTGGCATAGCCATTCTTTTACGAACGGTGCGAGGAGGTGAGCGATTGGTACATTCTCTATTGTCAATAATTATATTATCAAAGAAAATAGGCTCAACCGAGAGTGTATCATTTTGGTAAATAACCTCGGCGGCACCAATTGAACTAACATATGCATCGAGAAAAGCCTGAACGGATGCGTTTTCCGACGAAGTCTGAATCCAAGTAGCAGCAATAAACTTCTGTAATTTCTCTACAGCTCTCTTTGCAGTATATGATTCACCGTGAGGTACAGGACTTGGTATGAGAGGTTGAGAACACGCTTTGGACAACATGCTCTCACCGATAGATTTAACTAAATTCTCTGTCCTAAGATTAGCCGGGAATAATTCCTGATCTGCCGCAAGATTGCCCCATCGGAAAGCCGGCAACTCTCGGTTATAAAACAGAGTGGAGTTCCAGAGATTAAACTCGTGCCAACTCCCTTGACGCTGCTCAATCGCGGCAGTTTCCGTAAGAAGTGCCGCAGCTCTATCTCTACTGTACTCATCCTCTAATACTCCAGTAGGAACTTCCGCGTTCCACCATTTTACAGTTTGCATTAAGCACGATTACCCTCAGCTATTGGACGAGTAAATTTAGGTAGTCTATCACCAAATATTGCACTATAACCTACAGGCCTAATCATATTAGCCTGGTCCTGTAGTTGTTTTAATACTAAGTTATTTTTAGATTCAATATAATCATCGGTGCTACCCTTCGCTTCGAAACCAATAGCATCGGTGGTGGTTTGAGTATCCGCATCTCGTGGGAACTCAATAATTAACTCATCACACTTAAGAAATACTGCCCCAAATTCTTTCATTATTTGAAGTGTCTCTCTAAGTTTTTCGGTATCTAGTTTTTCCATATTTAAGTTCCCACGGCATTTTCATAGATTGAAGTGCCTTAGCAATAGTGGGTGGTAGATGAAATTGACCCATAAGGGCAACATGACGCTTCGGATCTTGAGGTTGAGAACGATATTTACGAAGTTCATCCTCTTCCCATTTCTTTACCCACTCAGGAGTCCCATACTCAAACATTGGAGGCGCATCCGATTCCTTTGAGAAATGATGCATGCTCCCACGGTAAAGATAAAGAAACGCGTCAAACAGGTCCTTTTGACATTTTCTATCGATTTCTAATTTACCGTGCTTAGCAAGATTAGCTTTACTATCCGATTCAAGATTCCACTGAACCGATGATAATTGAGCCTCTAACTTAGTACCTTCAATTATCTTAATCTCGCCGCGGCGCATGGAAGAATTTTGCAACTCAATTCCATCGTACTTTTCTTTCTTAATGGACTTCTCAGCAGGTAAACCATATTTCTGAATTAACATATTCAGAATCATGGATCCACCTTGATTACCGTGGTCCACAAATATCTTTTCGAATTTACCAAACTCACGCTGAGTAGCTACAACTAATTCTCCCACATCATCAGGGAGTAGATGAGGGGCAGAATAGTCGTAAACGTGCCTAAGCTCTTTATAGGTCTGAGAATAAGCTGCAACAACAAGAGCAGTATCCGATTCAAAGCCTAAATCTAGTCCTGCAACCAATCTCCAAGGTCCTCTATCTTCAGGAAGCCCTGTGGGATTAGTTTCCGTACGCGCAGGTATCCAATTCGCCTTACCAGAAGGTTTCTCGAGTAGATATCTACTAACGAGTCCATCGGATGAGAGTGCCCATTTTCCAAGGTATTCTCTGAGCCAAGTAGGTTCATCATCTGCCCATTTCTTATTGCGTTTACGTCGGAGTGCATCGTCCCACTGGTGATCTTTTGCTTTATTATCTTGGAGTGTCCAAGAGTGGAATGACCAAAGATCCCGAGTAGCTCTACCGTAAGGGTCTTTTTTCTTGTAGGGAACAAGATAAGGTTTACCCTCTTCATCCACTGCTTCGGGACATGTAGCTCTATAGAATGGACCAGTAAGAATAGACCCTGGTGTTCCAATCATAAGGATTTTACCCTTACGAGAACTGCGCTGCGGTTCTATTTTATTCTCTAGGAGATCCTCTAAAACTCCAGGAGCAAAAGATTTACACTCGTCAATGATATATAGGTCGGCTTCCATTCCCAGGAACTGTTCAACCTGCTCTGGTTTATCAGTTCCCATAAGGTATCCAATGGAACCGTTACGGTGTGTCCATTTAAGGTCAGTAGAATTGAATTCTAGTCCAACGTCGAATTTTCGATTGAGTGCGTGAATTCCACTTGGCCCACCGTCCCAATATAATTTCTTGAGCTGCTTTAAATTAAGGGAGATGACGAGAGTAATAGCGTACGGTTTACTCTCACCTGTAATAAGCGCTGCACACACCGCACAATAGGTTTTTCCAGAACGACGAGGACAGCAGGCACTACAGTAATAATTATTATCAATGACAACATCAGCTTGAGCTGGATTATTAGCGCGAAGATCTTTAAGAATACCACGAGCAGTATCCTTACATTTCTTTAATAATTCATCGTCCGCAGTGCCTATTAATTTTTCAGCCCTTAGGGACTTTTCAAGTACTGCTGAATCCATTCATCATCGCTGTATTTCATATTTAAACCTATTGCTCTCCACATATAACAAAACAAAGTCCACGTATACTGTGGTATTTGTAATATTGGAAATAGTATAGGATATTCCATTATTTCACACGAGCAGGAATAGGATCCCACTTCCACCAACGTGGTAAGAATCTATAAGATGAATCAGTCTTATGGGTGAATCGAGGATATTTCTTATCTCTATCATCCCACTGACTCATCTGTTCCGCTAACATTTGAGTAGCAATACCAAGTCTACGAAAATCTTTCTTGGTATATATCCAATGAAGAATTCCAGGCTCAGCAATGGAATAACCCATTACTCTGCCCCTATTTTCATTTTCACCAGGAACAAGTGCTACAATAGTCCTACATCCAGGACGACTCATTAGTTGAGTAGCAGTAGCTCTTGCAATCTCTTCCCAATGATTGTTAGGAACAGTTCCAGCATACTTACTTTTACGATAGGAAGAGGACCAGGAATCAAGGATAAACTTTAACTCATCCACATTAGGAGTACTAAATTCTATATTCATACTTATTCTTTTTCTAATTCAGCTAAACTATCCGCTGCAGCTATAGTTTTTACAGCTTTATTGTGACTAGGATTCTTTTTACGCTTCCTAATTAATCGTTGTATAATGCTAGAAAACGTAACGAGATCCTGCGCCTCAATTTTAGCTATAGCAGCCTCAAGCACTTCTTGTGGAGTTAATTTACTTCTCAACTCCTCTGCCACCTTAGTAGCTCTTTGAAGTGCATCAATTGATCGTACCAATGTGGCAGATAAATCTAATAATCGCTCTATATCTTCACAGGTGACTTTCTTGTCACCCATATAGCGCTCATTACCATTTTTATCAACACCAATCATTTCCTCACGGATACGATCTTGTGCCAATCCAACCATAGATAATTGTCGTCCAACGAGGGTTTCAATATCCTCGTGACGATAATCCATCTTGGGTGGTGTAACGTAATTAGACCAGGAAGGCAACTTACTGAGCGGCGTCAGTTTATGTCCATTCCTGGTACCTGGTGGACGTCCACGCCTCTTAACTTTAGAGGGTTCATCATCCAATAAATTTTCACTCATAAGAAGACTATGATGGACTTGAACCATCAACCAATTCCTTAACAGGGAACCGCTCTACCTTAGAGCTAATAGTCCTTGGTGGCCTGGCTGTCCAAAATAAAGGGCACCCTGTAGCTCGGCTCAAGCAGTCATGCTATACATTCAGCAAGGCACCAGTTTATTATCCAGGATAGTGCTAGGTAACCTGTTCAATTAATATATTACTGCGGTTTGCCATGGGCCGCATCTCCTAAATAATTAGGTGTTTTGATTCTGTAAACTAAGTAATTATTTAATTAGAGCCGCAAACTGGACTTGAACCAGTAGCTTTCCTCTTTATATCGAGGTGTCTCTACGTTGGACTATTGCAGCAGCTTCCCGTACGTCTACAGGATTTGTATGAACCGGCTAATGTATCATACTACATTTTGTCTAGATAGTAGGATTCGAACCTACGACCCGATGCCTCCAAAGCACCTACTCTTACTCACTGAGCTATATCTAGAAATTCTATGACAGTGCGCCTCATACCCTAAGAAGAGGGTAGGGGTACTTTTCACCCCAGTCATTCGGAACATTACTCTTGCGTCCTGCTATTACCTAGGAGTTCCTTTTTTTTTTTAATAAAAGTAGCGTGGTCTTTGCCGGGTTATTGTACCACACCTATCGCCGCTATAATATTTCTATCTCACCGCACGATCACTTTATTAATAAAGAAGTACCGATTAATCATTTCGCCGTCGACAGCTAATGAATCCCGAGAGAGCTTGACTTGTCCCATAAAGGAGCAGAGGCCGGTCGGTGTTAAATTGTCGGGCGCTGTTACCAATGCAGCTATATAAATACATCAGGTTTAACCTAATATGGCTTGCGTCTCACGATAGCAAGTATATTTATAATTGGATTTGAACCAACATAACTCCCAGTAGTAGCGGACGGAGGAATCGAACCTCCTATTGGTTGACATGGGAAATGAACCCACCGAGCGCACCAGCTGCTCTAATCCGCAATAGTTACTTTTTAAATAATCAGAGAAGTATAACTCTTTAGTTAAATAGAGAAAAGTTATTTAATCCTAATCTCTATCTTATTGAACCGGCGAATTGGGTACAGACCAAAATATACTTATCACCCCGTACATTTAGATCGTAGAGCAACTGTACAGTAAACTCAGACTAACCCGTAAGTGGAATATCTTTATCTGTAGCTAGCTCCCAATTCTTAATATATTTACACTACTGTACCCCTATGACATTGGTGTAAATTATCGTAACGCTTCACTTCGTTACGCGGGAAGCTAGGTAGAAACATGACCTCCTTTATTTAGTATAGCTTTAATCAACCACGGCTATTTAAAGGAAGCAACCCTAACTACTATAAATCAATGTAGAGAATTATTTTGTACACCTCAGCCGAAGCGCACATTTCTTTTCTTTCTACCAAGCCTCTTAGCAAGATGGGATGGAACATTTCCATTTCCTGTTTAGTCCCATCGCGCAGTCTTTGTCGGGAGTTACGTAACTCAACCGAGCTGACGCGTGACGGATAAGTGGAAAAGCTGTTTAACCACCGTCACTTGTCTTACTTAACTGTTGTTTGAACCGCTGAATCGACCAACTGAACAAGATAATATTAGCACACCGCGTGCCAGAAGTCAAGTTAAATTTGCATTGATCTTGCAAGAATCGTTGACCCGGTGCGTTACCTACATGTGAGATAAATAAAATCCATGGGTAAAATAATTGACTCAGGAAGATTTAATTGTGCCAAGTAATTAAATTGACTGGTTTGAAAATACACTGGAAGGTAATACTAATTCTACCAAGATTAGTAGTAGAGGAAAGCTCCTCGATTAATTATTGTAAAAAATTATTTCAAAAATATTAGCCGGATATGAGACTGCCCTACGGCCCCACAGAAAATATCACCCGGGGAAACCGGTGTAATTCCTCATGATTTCAACTGAGTACAATATTACCCAGTGTAATTTTACAGTACGACATATTTGTCATGCTGTAATTGTGCACCATGACATTGGTGTCATACTAGAATTGTGCACTATGACATTATTGTCGTGGTGTAATTGTACAGGAGATGGAAAAATAGTACGCGCACTGTAATTTCATTGTACCTGAAATATTACACATACCCAGTGTCCACGTGCACACCGTGGCATCTGCGCACAGTTGGATGATGAGAAATATTCCTCAGCAATTGCAATTAGTTGCACCGTCATTTGTAGTCGACCACACACTAGCCGTGCCCAGACGCGCACTTGGAGAATACTGTAATTCTACACACTCGTGATTTCAACTACTTACGTTGTCCTAGAGCTGGCACTAGGGATGCACTACACCTCTTCGTCGGAGATGAACCAGGGAGGATGAAAATGGGCAAGAAAGTTACGTCACTCATGGATACACAATTTCAATTGGACCATCGTGCAGCATTTTCACAACAGTGCACTGAATTATCAGTAGGTGATGTAGTTTTCATGATTGACCACTACTGGCCTGGCATCATTGTTGCTGATGTTACTGGTCAATGCACCACATG